GAAGGCAAAGGGCCCATCCATCAAGATCATAAATTTCCTCATTCTCAAATTATTATTTATTTAAATCAAAGCGAAGGGGGCTCTACTATTATTTTGTCTGAAAAAAATAAAATTTTAAAAACTATTGAACCCCTTCAGTTTAAAATAATTAGTTTTGAGGGAAAGTATCCTCATTATCAATGCTTTCCTAAGAAAGGGCGCCGAATGATAGCGGCGTTAACCTTTATTTAAATGAAAAAAAATAATAAATACAGCTATGTCCAGGGCACCAGCACCACGGACCACGGCTCACGGACCTATGAAATTCAAGGCGCGCGCCTGCCTAGCGTAACCACAATACTTTCAAAAACAAAAGATGATCAGTTTATAAAACGTTGGAGACAAAAGGTGGGTTATAATGAAGCAGAAAGAATTGCAAACCATTCTTCTCTCCGCGGAAGTGCCATGCATAAGTTCATTGAGAAATATCTTAAAGAATCGGGCTATGCTGATCTTACACCCATTGGACAAGAGGCTAAACCAATGGCAGAAAAGATTATTGAAATAGGATTGGCTCCAGTTAAAGACTACTATGGTTCTGAAGTTACGCTTCACTATCCTGGACTGTACGCAGGAGCTACTGATCTAATTTGTAATTATGATGGGTTAGATACCATCATAGATTTTAAACAATCTAATCGCCCTAAACAACGAGAATGGATTGAGGATTACTTCCTTCAAATCGCTGCCTATGCCATGGCTCATGATTATGTATATGGTTCTCAAATTAGGCAGGGTATTATAATGGTCTGCACACCCGATTGCTACTATCAAGAGTTTAGATTTCAAGATGCTGATTTAAGACGTGAAAAACATAAGTTTTTAAAAAGATTGGACAGTTACTATGACCTAAAACAAGATGAGAAAGAAGAAGCCAATATAGACACTAAGAATCTAATAGAAGAATTTGAGAAAGAGGCAAGCAAACTAGATAAAGCTAAAAAAGGAGATATGTCAAAGAAGCTATGGTAGAAGAAAGAAAAGACACCCTGGTATCCATCTTCCCAATATCCTTATTGGTATGTACTTACAAGGAAGATTTTAAAAAAGAATTTAAATATGTTAGAAATTTAGAATATCATGGCCAACAAGTAACAGGTGCTTTTAGAAGTAAGGATTCTTATCTACTGAAACACCCCCCACTTTCCAAAATAAAAGAATTCATTTTAGAAAGTCTAGATAAATATACAGATCTTATTCTAAAAACAAAACAAAAAGCATCAATCACTCAAGCATGGATGCAACGTAATCCTTATGGAACTTTTACTCATGAACATACTCACGCCAACAGTTTAATTAGTGGAGTATTTTATTTCAGAAATGAAGACCATGCCGCAATCACATTCACTAAAGACACAATTGCTAGAATTAGACCAAGTATACATACATATACTAGACTTAATAGCGAATCCTTTACGTTTAAACCTTTATCCGGGGATGTAATTCTTTTTCCTAGCGGGTTAAGACATTCGGTCCCTGTAAATACTAAAAAAGAAAGCAGATACTCTCTAGCTTTTAATAGTTTTTCTTTTAGTGAACTAGGGGCAGAAGATAATTCAACACACTTAACTTTCAAGGATATTAATGACCAACGTAGATGATTATATCATGATACAGAATTTAATTCCTACACCATTGTGTCGGTCTTTAATCAGAGAATCCTCGTTACCAGAAAGCAAATGGTCCAAACATTCTTGGTATAATTATGGACGTGATGATCTACATTCCATGCCAGAAAAAGAATTAGACATAATCAATTCTACTGGAGATCAATTTAAATCACTAGGAAACTATCTAGGAACAGCATTACAAAATTATCAAAAAAAATATTCAAAAGCAAAAGATAAGGAGGGGTCTACATGGATTCGCCATATCAGCCAAGTACGATTTAATAGATATAAAATTGGAACTAAAATGAGATCACACCATGATCATATTCAAAGTTTGTTTGATGGTAAACTAAAAGGAATTCCTATTATTTCTATGGTTGGTTTACTTAATGACAACTATGAAGGTGGGGCATTTATGTGCCGAGAAAAAGAAATTAAATTAATACGTGGAGATATACTGTTGTTTCCTTCTAACTTTATGTACCCACATGAAGTAAAAGAAATAACCAAAGGTATAAGATATTCTTTTGTAAGTTGGGCATTTTAATGGAAAGAAGATAAAGATGAAACCCAATAAAATAAATAATTTTATAACAGAGGAAGAAAGAATGGCTCTTGTGAAATGGGCCTATTCAAATAGTAAGAATATGACTATTAATCCTATGGGTCCTTTTAGACAATACTGTAGAATACGAAATAGTAAGAATAATAAATTAGCTCTTACAATAGAGAACAGAATTAGTAATAAATTTTCTTTGAAAAAAAGGGGTCTCATCGAAGATCCTGTTATAGGGTCTATTTTAAGTGTCATTAATCCTGGAGGATTTGTGCATAGACATAAAGATAAGGGACCTCTGTATAGATTTAATTTAATGGTACAATTACCAACTACAGGAGGAGCCCCAACTTATGGCGAGGATGACTTACCTGTCTCCGTTAAAGAACGAGATTTACTCTGCTATCGCCCTGATTTATTTTTTCATGGAACGGCGGCAGTGCAAGGAGAAAAAGATAGAATTATAATAAGCTATGGATGGTTTAAGAAAGGAGGACAATGACAAGAGAAGCAGGCTCAATAAGAGAAAGGGTCTTTCAAGCCTTGATCAAGCGTTATATGGCTGATCAGGAAGAGGCATTGGTTAAGATTGACGCTCTTATAAAAGGGGAAGTTGTACCTGGTCACCACGACATAACCGGTGATATTGATAAGCTACTAGCTAAAGCCGCGTTTGCTGCTGAAAAGATGGCAACATTAAGGCGACATTATGGCACAAATTAGATGGCAGAAATCTAGATGATTATCCCGACATGTCTAGGATAAAAGTTAGTTTTATGCGGTCTTTTTGGGGCTACTGGCAGCACTGGCAGAAAAATCAGAATCACTGGCAGACCCAAAATGACCTAGAACCGTTGGTACTAATACCTTTTTTATATATTTATATATAATCTGCCAGCCTGCCAGACTTTTTTAGCACATAAGAGAAATAGAAAAATATATATTAATAGTCTATAGTGGCAATTGGAGGAGCCCTGGGCACCATGAAACGGAAGAAATCGAAATATAAGCACGTAATCATTAACAAAAAGAGGTATTATTTTTATAAGATTCACTGGATTGACATTACCGGGGATGCCGGCCATGCCAGCGCAGTGGAGTTTGATCAGTTTGAATGCTCTAAGATGGTTACTTTTGCATATATCTATAAGAAGAATAAGAAGTTTCTTTGGACCTTTAGTAGTTATGATACTAAGGATGAAGTGTTTTCAGACAGGAATGTGATGCCTATTGGGTGTGTGTTAAAGTTGGAGAAGAGAGATGTTTAGGTCAGATGTGTATTCAAAAATTGTAAGCGCAGTGAATCGTAGCCGTTATAGAACGGAGCTTCCGGTGGGTGACGAGTGGAAGCAGTATTGCATTGACTGGTTAAGTGAAGAAAAGTATAATCTGATGAAGGAGAAATATAATATGACAAAGAAAAAGAAAAAAAAGAAAATAGTTAAGAAGAAAAAGAAAAAAGCAAAAAAGAAAAAAAGATAACGGCTAACAATTAAATTAATAATGTGGAGTCCTGAAGGGTTGATATTTATAGCTTTACTCGTATTGATTTTTGCTCTTTCTTATTCCCTTTTTTTAAACGTTTATTAGAAGATATTTTTGGTGTTGGAGTTACATTTAAAATTGGTGCGTAGTCGTCTAAGATTTGTTTCATTTTTGCTTCTAGTTCTAGTTCTGACATATCTTCTAATTTCCCATGTTTTATTATTTTTCGTTCTATGTATAATCCTGCTGCCTTGCCTCTATTGGTTTCAGCATTTACTGCAGAGGAAAAGCTACCTTTCTTCAAAGCCATTTCACGTAGACGAGCGAGTTCGGCTACATGACCTTCGTAACTAACTTCAAATTTTTTAAGTCTTTCTTCTTTAAGTCTACCTACATAGTGAACCACTAACGGGCTGAGTCTAGGATTTAAGAGCTCTGATCCTTCTTGTCTTGATCTTTGAGCACTGTATCCTGCAGCAATAGCTGCTTCCCCCTGAGTCATAGGACCTTCAGGTCCGCCAAATACTATAAATTCAGCAAATCTCATTTGCATCTCAGTTAATCTTTTAGGAACTCCCATGTTTGACAATTTAGGGTAACATTGGTAAAATGTCAACATGAAGAAAGCAAAAACCATGTATGAGTTGTGTAGAGAATTTCCTAATAAAACATATAGGGAGTTGGAAAAATATAGGGACGCAGATCGTCAGGAAGAAGCTAAACGGATTGCTTTGAGTGAATCTCAGAAGTCTCAGGACAAATTAGAGCCTATTGCAGAAGGTGCTTGTATAATAGGAGAGGCTAGAAAAGATAGAGAAGAAATAAACTGGAAAGAAAAATATAAGAAGGAACATAAGCGCCGTCAGGAAGCTGAGGGAGAAATTACCATTGTTAAAGGCATAGGCCAGAA